ATAAGGTTTAGAAGTTGGATATTCAATTTCTGCTGTTGCTGATATTGTATAGTTTTCACAATATCTATATGTATTATAAACCACAAGTTCGTCAAATCCGTAGCCATCAGTAGCATGACCAGTTAAATAAAAGTCAGCATATGTTGATCTATCAAATCCGGTTTCTGGACTGTTTCCAAATTGACTTCCATCGATATATAGTTGTGCTAGGTTTCCATTAAAGCATAAAGCAAATTCATAGAATGTGTTTGAAACAGAATTCCAAATTCCAAAGTTATTATTCACTTGTATGGTTCCAGAACTATCATACATTTTAAGTGTTAATTCACCAATTGTAGAATGTTCGAGAATTACTCTATTTACATTATTTACACCATTATAAAATTGCATTATATTAGTTGCTGCAGTTGGGCCATTTGGAACAACCATTGAGTCAACTCCACTAAGTAGAACTAACAAATCATTCCCATCATCAGGAGCTTCTATCTCAACATTGTGTCCGATAGCGTCTGCTGTTATTCTTATTAATCCTGTAGTCGCATCAACAGCACAAGTTGATCCTGTAATATTGTCATTTATTTCACTTGCTATAAGAGCCCAAGTGTCTGCTTCTTCTATTCTTACATCAATGTCAGCACCAGCATTAATATAAGAACCATCAATTTTAAGTTTAAATTCATAAGTTGCGTCAAGTAATTCAGTTTGTTGTGTTTCTACATTACTTGGTGTGAAATCTGCTGTATGTTGAGCTGCACTATAAACTAGAAACTCATCTATTCCAAAATCATTGTTAAGTGTGCTTGATCCTATTTGAAGAAGTGTGTGAGCTGTGTCTCTTTCGCCTGTTCCTGTTGTAACTGTTCCCAGTTGAGTTCCGTCAACAAATAATCTTGTTGCTCCAGTTGTTACATCGAAGTTAACTGATAAGTGATAAAGAGTATCTGTTACTGGTGTAAATGTTCCAAAATTTTTGGTAAATATATTTACACCGTTTTTATTCTCCATAATTAACTGAAGAATTCCTCCACTAGTATGTGTAAATTCTATTTTATTAGCATCTGTTGAGCCATCATGAACTTTAAAGATTGTTTGATTTGCTACTGGAGATCCACTGTAATTTGGTTTTAGCCACATTTCAAAACATCCAGCATTTAATGGAGTGTTGTCAGTTGATTCATAAGTTATGTATCTGGCATCTGTTTCGTCGAGTAAGAGTTGATTTCCAAATTTTCCACCGGCACCATAAGATGCTGATAAATAATCAGTTGCGGTTAGCGTTCCATCTCCCCAATTTGCATTTATGCTTGAATTGAAAGATGAATAGAATATTATATCATTAGGGTTTTGTTGACTTCCTAATAACTCTTCTGCTGTAATTGAGGTTCTTAAAAATTCTTGATAAGTTTGTCCATTGTCAAAATCAAGCCTCATTCTAGTCTTTATTGTATTTTCAACATAACTGTTGTCAAAATTGCTTTTATCGTATTTTACTGATGCGGCTGAAACATCTACATAATTCCCAAATACACCACCAGCAGTTATAACAGGTGTTCCTGTTTCTACGGATGTTGTGTTGGCATAAGCCATATTTGCGTTGGTGTCAACGTCGAAGTCTGAATATAATATTATAGTATCTTCATAACTTTTAAGTGAGATGGCTCCTTCTGTATTATCAAAAAGATTTACATCTTCGTAAGTAATATTTAATGGAGCATATCTGTTTGTTGTTGCCATGTGGTTCTCCTACTATTATCTTTTCTTTTTTGAGTTATCCTGAGATTGCTTGTGCAACCAACCAAATTGCAACTCCTGTTACTACCGGGATTGCGCCACCTATAGCGCCCCAAACTGTGCTTTTTACTTGAAGTCCCTTGATTTCAATTCTTACTTCATTTAGTTTATCAGCCAAGTCTTCTATATTGCCACTTAATCTTTCTAATTCTAGTAATACGTGTCTCGACCATTCATTCCAGCCGTTTGATTTCTTATCGTCTTCGCTCATTTAGGCATTCCTTTTCCTGATGTTTATTTATGTTTTCCTGGGTATCCGTCATTTGCTGGAATTGTTGTCCACATTCCCCAACAATCTGTAATGGCTCTTGCTTGATGTGGTTCATTTGAATTAAAATAAATTACATCACCCTCTTTATGTATTTTTTCACTTTCACCATTTATAGTAACACCTATTTCACCCTGGTAGATAACACCTATTTCTTTTTCTGGGTGAAAGTGTTTTTCTATAATAGATCCTTCGCTCATGAAAACTCTTTGAACTGCTACTGCGTGATTTTTATAAAGTCCAAATCCTAATAAAGTTCCATTGCCTACTTCATATTCAACGTGATCGCCATCACAATCTTTGATAAAAGAAGTCAAGGGCTTTAGTTTTTCTGTCATTTCTCTAAGTTTTTTTAAATTACCGTTTTCTGGTTTCATTTTATTTCCTTATAGTTTTCTTATGAAGCTTTCTTTAAATTCAAATCTTTTGTCAAGTCCTTCTTTAGGGACTGCTAATTCTAATTTATTTAATTCTTTGATGAATTCGTTTTTCATATCATTTTTGATTCCGTCACCAATTTTTTTTGCTTTTGATTCTGCTGGCTCTAATATTTCTATTGCTTGACTTATCCAAGTTTGCTTTTCTTTTGTTTTAAGGTTTAAACGTTTTTTTATATCTGCTAGTTTCTCTAAATCTTCTTTAGTTGTTTTCTCTTTTTTCTTCATTGCCTTACGCAACACTTTTAAATCATATTTCGTTTCTTTGTTTGATTTTCCTAATAGTGATAGTTGAGCTATGTTTGTTATTCCTTTATGTCCACCACTTTTATCAGCTATTTCATCAAAGATCCAGCTCCAATTTGGAAGTCCTTCTTCTTTGTATTCTGTTCTCCATTTTTTAATATAATCCCATTTAATTTTATTTACTATTTTTTCTCTTATTACATTAAGATCTATTTTTTCTTTTTCTTCTTGTGGTAGTCCTGGATTTACTGCAACTTGTATCATTGATGGAAATTGTTTCATAATAAAAGGGTATCTTTTGCCGTCTTTGTCGTGTAGAAACGACCACATATATCTTTGTAGTCTCATTCCTGATTGTGTTTGAACTAAAACATTTCCATGTTTTTCATAAGGACTTTTAGCACTTGTGGCAGCACTTATACTGGATTGTCTTTCGCCTCTCATTTTGTCTAATGACTTCGGTTCTTTTATTGTTGTTCCGGCTTTTATTTGTTCAGCCATTTCTCTTGATGGCATTGCTGATCTTGCTTTGTTTACAATATTCATGTCTGGATTTTTTTTCTTCAGTTCTTTTGAGCCCATATATTGTAAGTGTGCTAATTCAACGTGTTTTAAAACATTTCTATAGATTTTAATTAAAGAAAGAGGTTCTCTTGTTGTTTTAACTAAACTTCTATAAATGTCGTTTTTGCCAATTATGTTTTTTGTTATCAGCGCATTTAAAATTGTTGCTAATTTTTCTTTTCTAATTCCTGTCTTGTCTCCAAGCTCAACATTTAATAAATCTTTTAAACTTGGAAGGTCTATTACATCTATTAAATTTTGATACATCGCACTATCTATTACTGATATTGCTTTCATGTCGCTCGCATCAATCATTCCCGCACCAAGAGTTTTTGTCAAAAGATGTTCAGAATCACTTTTGAATTCTGTTTGTCCGGGTCTTCCGGCTCCTGATTGCATTGTGTTTGCTACGCTGTCTACTTGTTTTTTTGTGTAATCTATTCTTGCTGAATGGTGATCTGACCAAAAATGTGGTCTTAGATCTTTTACTTTTTCTTGATATTCGTCTTCTTTCTTTAAAAAGGCAAAAGTGCTATCTATAGTGGCAAAATCAACTAACGCTACTAATTTTCCCTCTCCAGGATTTTTTGCTAATTTTTTTTCTAATTCCCAATCACCATATTGGACTGGCTCTACATAGATATTTTCTGCTGGAATTCCTTGTCTTATTAATTGATTATAAGTTAATATAGCGCTTATTATGCCATCAAGGTCTTGATGTGATAGGATTTTAGCTGATTTTATTTCAACTTTATTTCCCTTTTCGTCTGTTATTACTGGAAACTTAATTCCAGTCTCTGTCAAGTAGTCAAAATTCATATATGTCCTCTTCTTAAATAACTTTACACTTTATGTAAGTAAACAAAAAAAGCGAGTTCCATGAGGATACTCGCTATTTTTGTTAAAAAGAATCTATAGTAAAATGTTAGTTATACAATTAAATTGTCAACTGTTAATTTTCCATAGTAGTATTGACCACGAACAACTTTAGTAAGAGCATATCTTGTAAAGAATCCTCTTATTGAATTAAAGTTATCTGGGTGAATTACTGTGTTTGACATCCAGTTTGTATATGGTGAATATATAATACCTGATGCATAAGGGTTATTCCCTTGTTTATAACCTAATAGGATTGTATCTGAGAATCTTGAGCTTCCGCCTGATCCAGCATTATAACCTCTATTTGGGTCAACATATACATCAATGTTTCCATATAGTGTTCCCATATATTTAACGTTGTAGTTTTGTCCAGCGCTTCCGATTTCAGTTTTAAATGATGGAAGTTGTGATAAAACAGCGCCTGTTTGAGGAGAACATACCATCCAAGAAGCAGGTCCTTGTCTGTTATAAGTTGCAATCTTTGCAGAAAGTCTCATAATTTTGTCAGCAAGAGCTCTATGTCTATCTAGATAGTTTCCTTGTGTGTTATTACCAGAAGCTGGTGCATCTGCAGTCCAGTCATGGTATAATGACAATTCAGGAATTGTTATTTTGTCAATAAAATCTATGATCTCACGATCGATTTCATATGTCATTTCTTGAGCCGCAGCTTTTACAAGCTCGTTCTCAACGTCGATTTGGTGGTAAGCTTTAAAGTCTTGTTCAGACTCTTTAGTCCATCTAACCTTTAATTTTCTTTCTTTAGAAGTAATGTTGATTGAATCAACTGTTAATTCTAATTCAGGAATTTTTTCTGTAGCTTCTTGATTATAAACCAAGTAAAAAGTAATTGCATCACCAGCTGACCAAGGAGCCGCAGCAGCATCGTTAAATATTGTTACGTCTGTGTCAGGGTCTACTGTAATTTCATTAGCTCCAGGAGCAGGGGCAGCACCAGCAGCGGCAGCACCGTTTATTGTAAAGCCAGTATAAGCAACACCAGTTGTTGTATTATAAACTTCTACGTTTGTAATAGCTCTAGTTGTAACTTGAACTCCAGTTTCAGCTTGATCGAAGAATGTGTCTTGGTTAGTTACAAGAGTTGTATCTGCACCAGCACCTACGATTGTTCCTGTAAAAGGACCAATTCTGTTCATTGAGTAATAAGCAGAGTATCCTCTTCTTGGATCTCCATCCCATGGGAATGCATCATATTCATCACCAGTAACAATGTCACCTTTTGTGTTTGAATATTTGTAAATCAAGTAATAAATGATTCCTGTAGGTCTAGTCAATGGTTGAATTCCTACAAGTTTATTAGCGATAAGATTAGGGAATACACGCCTAATCATAGGGAAAATAACTTTCGGAATTAGTTCATTAGCTGAAGCACCATTTACATGGACAGCTCCACTTGTTTCAACGTCTTCTGACAGAAGTCCGTCTAAATATTGTTCTGATAAGTCATTTTCGACTATCATAGTTTCTTTTGCGTTTTGCAAAACTGTAGATAAGTTCAGTTTTTCTTCATAGCTTTCTATACCTTCAGTTAACCATGACCATTCTTGTAATAGTGCTTGGCTAGTTTCGGCTTTTTTTTCTCTAGTATATAGCAATTTGTTTACCTACCCTTCTAAATTTTTTTTCGTGCCTTTGTGGCTAGTCGCATACAGCGGCTATTTCAGTTTTAACTTTACTAAGTTAAAAAAATCGTCAGTTTAACCAACATTCCTTAGAATATTTTGTCTAAAGTTACTGTGTTTAACTGTTTCTTCTTTCTCAATTTTTTGTGTTTCTTCTTCTATTGTAGAAGTTTCAACTGTTGGTTGAAAATCTTCGTCGATTATCTCAACTGTTTCTTCAACTTTTTCTTCTGAGGAATTTTCCTCGATAGTCTCTTCAATTATTGGTTCAGAGTTTTCTTCTAATTCTTGAAATTGTTCAACAAGCTCATAAAACTTTTGTGTAATTTCTTCTGAACTTCCTTCACCAATCATTTTGTCAAGAATTTTTTTAGTCTTGTCAGAATAGTTTTCTAACAATTTTTCTTTTTTGATTGAACCTTCTTTCAATTCCTTAGCTTTTCTAATTTCAGCTAATTCATTTTTCAACAAAGAGATTTCATTTGTGTAAGCTTTTCCTGATTCTTCGTTAATTAAAGGAAAAATTATTTCTTTGATCTTTTCCATAACTAATAAATCTGGATTAGTCTCGTTCATTTCAACAAGAATTTGTTTCCTGATTTGAGGTTTCAAGCTTTCAATAATGACATTAACCTTGTCCATATATTCTTCTTCAAGTTCTTCTTTGTAAGAAACCAAAGACTCTTCAATTAATTTAATTTTTTCGTCTTGTGCCTCGTTCAAAGCTTCTTGCATTTTAGCCTGTTCAGCTTCTTGCCATTCTTTTAATAACTCTGAAAGTTCTTTTTGATCTTCAGGTGTAAGATCCATATCTAAAATCTTCATTTAATCAGACCTACCTTTCTTATTTGAGGATTGCTCGGCGAGCGAGCATAGAGTCTACAACTCTATACACTTTTCTAAGTGTGATGTTCGAAATTATCTTTACTATGCTTCAAAAAATGGTATTTTAGTAGTTGTATGCGCCAGTAGTGGCTTTTTTACCTACAGGTTTTTTGTTAGCATTGTCTGAACTTGCGCCAGCTGTGGGATTTTGTGGTTCTTCATTAGGATACAAACCCCATGATTCAAAACCATCTTTGTTTGATTCTTTGTCTTTTGAAAAGTTTATAAAAGTTTCCATATTCATCTTCTCCATAAATTACTCCTTATTTTTTCTCCCGCTTTACTATAACTTCCGTTTTCTGTTAATTTCCCTTTCTAGCTGCTAATCTTAAGGCATCAACCATTCTTTTTGTTTTTGACCCTTTTTCTAGGCTGCTATACCAAGCCATTGCTTCTTTTGCGGTATCTTCTAGTTGTGTAGCTTGTTTATTCATTGGTGCTAATGTTTCATTAATATTTTTAAAATTCATCATCTTTCCTTTTTGTATTCATTTTTATTAACATACAAATTTTGATAAGGTTCTTCTTCAGACCTTATTGGTATATCCCCGCTTTTCGCATAATTCTCTTTATTTACATTCTTGCCTTTTTTGTCTTTCTTTGTCAAGACATCAGACACTACTTCCTTCTGTTCGTCTGTCAATTGTTTAATCAACTCAGCCCAAACTTCGGGTGTGATCGCTTTTACTAGCTTGTTTAATGCTACTTTGACTTTTCCTTCGTATTCGCTTGCTTCTATTGTGCCACTTTCTAGTGCTATTTTCAAATGATCTATTAGGCTTGCCCCTAGTTGAGGCTTAGTTGCGCCATATTTCTTCTTTTCGGGATCCCTTTTCAGTTCAGCTGCAGCTGCAGTTGAAGATGGGTTGTCTGGCTGTTGATTTACGTCTATTTTTCCTGTTGCATCATTGACAGCTGTGGGGTATAGTTCATTTAGAATAGGGTTTTTTGAAGTTGCTCTTTTTGCAATAAATTGCTTGAAGCCTTTCATTACGCTACCGGTTGTTCTTGAGGTTTTTGGGATTCAGCTTTTTTTATAAAAGATGAAATATTTTTAAGTTGTGGGTAATCCACACTTAATACTTCCCAAGCATCTGGTCTTAGAGCTTTTAGTATTGCTAATAATGCTTCTTTAAAGTCACCATTTTCAGTTATTTCGCCACCTGTTATTTGGGCTCCACCGGGACTTTCTGGATTCATTATTTTTTCAAGCGTATTTCTAAGATTCATTATTTTAATAGCTTCTTGTCTCAACTCTTTTGCTTTAGATCCATCCATTTCATTTTCTACATCGTTTAAGTTCATTGAACTTTTATTCAGTTTGTTTTCTTGTTCTAGTTCTTGATTATGTGATGATCTTTTGTTTATTCCATCTTCTAGATTTCTTATTTCATCTTGAGTTTGTGGATTGTCTGCTATGCTTATTTCATTTAAAATTGGTTCATCTGTTGAACCTCTTTCAGCTATTATTTCTTTAAAACTTTTCATTCTTCCTCCGCATTAAAAACTTCGTTTAAAATGTCTTTAACTGTTACAGTTGGAACGGAGCTTGGTTCTTCAACGTCTTCATAAACTGGTTCGGGGAACGCTTTTTGAGATGAAGGATCAGCAACGATATCAAAAGTAATCATTTTATACCCAGGAGCAACTTCTAGTAAATCACCTTTTCTTAGAACTTTTCCGTATCCTCTAGAACTAATTCCGAGTCTTACTTTATCTTCTATAAGAGATTTTAAGATTTGTCCGCTAGGTGTGCTTAAAACATCTGCTTCACCATATAGAATTCCGTCTTCTTTTAATTCCAACATTGTTACTACATGACTTGCTTTTTCTAAGTTTACTTTAGGTGTTGGTGGGTGATCAATTTCTCCCATCATTCCTCTTGATGATATGTTTTGTGAGTTTTCATTTATTGCGTTTTCGTATATTTGTTTTGAATAAACTCTATTGTTCTTATTAGGAACGCCAAATCTACCGAATTCGCCTTTTAATTTATATTTCTTTTCTTTGCCCTCTTCTGCAGCTTCAGTAATAAAGTTTACAGTATAGACAGCATCTTCTTGTAATAATCCAGGTTCTTTAGCCATAATTAAATCTCCGTGTATGAATTGCCTTGATTGTTTCCTGTTTTAGGAATGTCAGCCTCAGCTGGTTGTTCTTCAGATGATTCTTCGTCTTCTTCAGGAGCTGGTGCTAATAATTTAGCAATCTCTTTTAGAAGTTCTGGATCAACTGATTCATCTTCTTTCATTTCTGTTAGTTTAGAAGAAATTTTTTCTAAAAAGCTTTTAGCTTTTTCATCTTCACACTCGCCAGCTATTTCGTCAACTTTTAAAATAACAGCATCTAACTCAGCCGTGTCAGGTTTGTCTATTTCTTCTTCTTCTGGTCTTTCTGATTCAGCTGGTTCTGGTGCTGGTCCTGTTAATGGATTTGCTCCAGCAACTGCGTCGCCTTCAACTGAAATACCTTCTTCAAGATTTTTATATTTTGTTAGTAATTCGTTCTTCTTTCTTCCAAGTGAAAAGTTCTTGTTAAGTTCCATAATTGTAAAAACAACATCATTCACGTCAGCATCAAATTCTTCCATTAGAAGAGCTTTTGAAATAACTTCTTTGAACTCATGTCCTTCAAGAACAATTAAGTCTCTGTTAGACTCAACTAATTTTACAAGTTTCTTTTGTCCTTCTACAACATCTTCGATAAGAATTTTAGTTGCTTCAACTAATTCTTTTCTAAAGTTTTCATCTTTCCAAATGTTTTCTGCTTTTTTTCTATCAGTTTTGATATAGATGTCTTTTGTTTCATTTTCATATAAAGAAACTTTCGCAGTACTGTTCCAATCAACAAAATAAAGTGTTTGACTTGGTTTATCCATGTTTCTTTGTTGGTATGTTTTGTATAGACTTGTTTCGTGAATTTCACTTAAGTCTACTTTCTTTTTTGCTTTCAAGATATCGTTGAAAAAATTAAACTTACTGTCTTTGGCAAGTAATTTTTTGTTAATGTCTTCTGCTAACAGGTTTTCTGTTTCAGAAAAAACATTTTCATACGCTTCGATGATTTCATCTTCTGAAGCCTCATCTTTAAAAAAGTTTTTTAATACTTTTTCAAATGCGCCCGCATCTCTCTCTAATTTAATTTTTTCAAAATTCTCCATAACAAACTCTTCTTTATTAAAAGAATAGTTAGCAGAATAAAATTCCTCTTTGTAATTGTCAAAAAGAATCATTTTGTCATCAAACACAGACACTAAAACTGCATTTGCCGACTCCCCTATTAATCTCGCCATTACCTTTTCAACATTTTTGTTATTGTAAAGATTTATATCGCTAAATTCTTTTAAAGTCAAAGTTACCATTATTTTATCTCCTTATTCTCTGTACTTGCTTTATGTTTCCTTCAAGTATGTCCTTATAACTTATCTTTACATACTTAATTTCCTCGTTACTATAATATTTCTCTGATATCTCTTTCGGTCTGCTGATGTTCTCGCACAAACAAGCACCGGTTTTGCTTACTTCTACAACTGTTAAGATATCACCTTTTTCTTTCTTGGTTTTCTTATAATCCAAAAAATCTATTAAAACATCGTCGCTTCTTTTTCTAATCTTTAATTTGTCTTTTGCCGACAATGCCATTGGTTTTGTAAATTCATTCATGTTTTTGATCTTTGGATCAACGTCTGATGCTGGGAAAATTGTGTTAAGAACCTCAAATTTCATGCCAGCTTTTATTTGTGGTAATTTGGATATTATTTCTTTAGTGAATTCTTCGTATAATGTCATCATTTCTTTTTTCGAGAATTCATGTAGTGAAAAAATCCTGGAAATTTCCCTCCTTGTCCTTTTGCTGTGTTGAAGTAGTTGCCTTTTCTAGCCAATGCTAAAATTCCAAATGCTTTCTTCCAGTCTTTGCCTATTTGACTAGGCTCATTCCAGAAATCCCAATTTCCACTTCTTTCCCATAGCAATTTCTTGAATCTATTTTTTGAACTCAATTTCTTTTTCTTCTTGTTATTAAACCTTCGAATTATGCCCGTTCCTCTTTGAGGAAGTTCTTTACCCGATAAGCTGCCCGTTGTCATCACTGGCCGTATCTCCCAAATTTATTACCTTGGCTTCTTTTTCTTCGCCTCTAAAGAATTTCAATGTTTTGGTCTTATTGTCCCAGCCGTTAAATTCGCCCAGTCTAACCATAGATTTGAAATTGTTTTTATTTTTCTTTTTCTTTAGTTTCTCTTTTTCTTTGTCTTCGTCTAAGACTTTTCGTAGTTTTTTCAATTCTGATACTAATTGTATAACATCATCTTTTTCTTCTATTAGATAGCCTTCTCCGAATTTTCTAGCAAGATCTTCTACTACTACTTCTTCGTAGTTTTCTTGTAGGTATTTTAATCCTAGTTCATAAATGTTTGGATCAAAACTAGCTATTTGAGGTCCTGGAGGTTGAACTCCAGCTCCACCTGCTGGTGGTGGTGCGCCGATTGCTCCTCCGCCCATTTCACCTTCTACTGGTGGCATTCCGCCGCCGCCTTCCATTCCTGGCATAGCTCCTCCGCCCATTTGCATCATTTGTTGTTGCTGTTGTTGTTGCATTTTTTGCATTTGTGATGCTAGTTTGATTTGCTCTTGATAAATGTCTTTGTTTGAAAGCTTAAAGACTTTCTTGTAAATCCATTCGTCTGAAAACATTTGTAGTCCCTTGTATGACGCAGCAACTGCTGATTGTTGTGTCATGAAATCGAGCTTAATTAATTCAGCTAGATTTGAAGGAGGGGTTAATTTAATTCTAAAATTAATGATGTCTTCGTTTTTATATTTTTTCAAAATCAATTGAAGAGCAAGGATTTTATTCAATCCCTTTTCAATGTAAGTTTGAATTTCTTCTACATAGTTTGCAAATTTAATGTCAATGTTTGATAAAGCTCTACTGGCTTCACCTCCACTACTTTCCGAATCTCCACCCATGTATGGCATTGGTATGTTTAATAATCTCAGGAGTTTGTTTCTGAAATAATCTAAATCTTTTATTTCATTTAACTGCTGCCCTGGGGGTAGTGTTTCAATTCTGGTTGCGGAAGATCCTTCCCTAACAGGAATATAGAAATCCTCCATCAAACTCATTACATTTGCTCTACCAGATAATTGACCTTCTTCATCAATTATTGGTTCTTTCTTGAACATGTTTTTAATTTTGTTTAAGAAGATTTTAGCATCAACGCTGTTCAATTGACCAACATCAACATAGAAAACTCTTCTTTCCGGTGCTCTCGAAATACGATAAACTAACATTGCATCTTCTAGCAATGCCAATCTACGATAATCTTTAACGCCGGCTCTAAGCAAACTTCTTCCATAAGGAAAAGTCTGTCTGTCTTTTATTTTAAAGTGAACTATTTGCCAAGGCATGAATACCCTAATTTGTTTAGTTCCATCATTATGTGGGTTCATGAAATTCCAAGGATCGATATTATTCTTTCCTTTTGAAAATTCCAAATCTTCATCAGTATAAACATAGTATTTAATTCTACCATTTACTTGCATTATATTCATTCTTTCGGGGGATAAATATTGCATGTGAATAACTGACTTTGGATTTTTGTAATCATCTAAAACTATTTCATAATAGTTTTCACCCATTTGACAGGTTTCTAAAATTACTGTTTTCAATTCATGATTTATATCAAGAACGTCAAAGAATAAATCTTCTCCTGCTTCAATAATGTCTTGGTTGTCTGAAGTTATTTTGATTAAATTGTTTTCATCATTTTTTTGTGCTACTTCATTTTTGATAACATCCAAAGCATTCTTGATAAATACCTGGGTATACATATCTCTGTATACTTG